GGATTTCTGATAACAGAAAGGCCGGGAAATACCCAGCCTCGCTTTGTAACGGAGTAGATGAAAGTGATCGCGCCTACCCGGATATTATCGCGAGGATGCTTCATCGCCATTGCTCCCCAAATACAAAACCAATTTCAGCCAGTGCCTCGTCCATTTTTTCGATGAACTCCGGCACCATCTCGTCAAAATTCGCCATGTACTTTTCATCCCGCTCAACCACGACATAATGCAGGCCTTCACGCTTCATTCGTGGGTCATAGTTGGCAAAGTACCAGGCATCTTTTCGCGTCACCCACATGCTGTACTGCACCTGGGCCATGTAAGCCGACTTTATGGCCTCGAAACCACCGAGCCGGAATTTCATGAAATCCCGGGAGGTAAACGGGCATTTCAGCTCAAGGCCATTGCCGTCACTGCATAAACCATCGGGAGAGCAGGCGGTACGCATACTTTCGTCGCGATAGATGATCGGGGATTCAGTAACATTCACGCCGGAAGTGAATTCAAACAGAGTTCTGGCGTCGTTCTCGTACTGTTTTCCCCATGCCAGCGCCTTAGCATTAACTTCCGGAGCCACACCGGTGCAAACCTCAGCCAGCAGGGTGTGGAAGTAGGACATTTTCATGTCAGGCCACTTTTTTCCGGAGCGGGGTTTTGCTATCACATTGTGAACTTCTGAAGCGGTGATGACGCCGAGCCGTAATTTGTGCCACGCATCATCCCCCTGCTCGACAGCTCTCACGTCGATCCCGGTACGCTGCAGGATAATGTCCGGTGTCATGCTGCCACCTTCTGCTCAGTGGCTTTTTGTTTCAGGAATCCAAGAGCTTTCACTGCTTCGGCCTGTGTCAGTTCTGACGATGCACGAATGTCGCGGCGAAATATCTGGGAACAGAGCGGCAATAAGTCGTCATCCCATGTTTTATCCAGGGCGATCAGCAGAGTGTTAATCTCCTGCATGGTTTCATCGTTAACCGGAGTGATGTCGCGTTCTGGCTGACGTTCTGCAGTGTATGCAGTATTTTCGACAATGCGCTCGGCTTCATCCTTGTCATAGATACCAGCAAATCCGAAGGCCAGACGGGCACACTGAATCATGGCTTTATGCCGTAACATCCGTTTGGGATGCGACTGCCACGGCCCCGTGATTTCTCTGCCTTCGCGAGTTTTGAATGGTTCGCGGCGGCATTCATCCATCCATTCGGTAACGCAGATCGGATGATTACGGTCCTTGCGGTAAATCCGGCATGTACAGGATTCATTGTCCTGCTCAAAGTCCATGCCATCAAACTGCTGGTTTTCATTGATGATGCGGGACCAGCCATCAACGCCCACCACCGGAACGATGCCGTTCTGCTTATCAGGGAAGGCGTAAATTTCTTTCGTCCACGGATTAAGGCCGTACTGGTTGGCGACGATCAACAATGCGATGAACTGCGCATCGCTGGCATCACCTTTAAATGCCGTCTGGCGAAGAGTGGTGATCAGTTCCTGTGGGTCGACAGAATCCATGCCGACACGTTCAGCCAGCTTCCCTGCCAGCGTTGCGAGTGCTGTACTCATCCGCTTTATACCTCTGAATCAATATCAACCTGGTGGTGAGCAATGGTTTCAACCATGTACCGGATGTGTTCTGCCATACGCTCCTGAAACTCAACATCGTCATCAAATGCACGAGTAATGGCTTTTTTGCTGGCCCCGTGGCGTTGCAAATGATCGATGCAGAGTGATTCAAACAGGTGCTGTGGAAGACCTTTTTCCATGTCGTCTGCCAGTTCTGCCTCTTTCTCTTCACGGGCGATCAGCTGGTAGTGACGTGCCCAGCTCTGAGCCTCAAGACGATCCTGAATGTAATAAGCGTTCATGGCTGAACTCCTGAAAATGGCTGTGAAAATATCGCCCGCGAAATGCCAGGCTGATTAGGAAAACAGGAAAGGGGATTAGTGATTCAGGCCGTTACCGCGTCCGTCGAGAAAAACTTCCACGAGCAAATCACGGGTATAAGTGCGCTCGATGCCGCGATGCAGATATAGCCGTCCGCGTAAATTAGCTGATGCAGTCCAGGTACCATCTTTGTGTTTGACCAGCATTCCTGGCATGACCGCACCTCGATTAACGGTCTGCGTTCCGTAATGTTGATGAACCATAAAAACTCCTGCCCGTAAGCTGGGCTGCTGAACATATAGAGACTTCTGCGCGTATTCAGGCGGTGGATGGCCGCCGGTTGTCATAACTAAGCCGCCTCGTTGAAGCGACTGAGGTATGAAGTGTTGAGTTGATTTCAGCTGGTCACACCGACGTTCACGCGTCCGCTTCACCCCTCGCACTCCCCGGAGCCTGCTGAAATTCAAGCTGCGGATCTAAGCGGTCATCGCAACGGTGAATCAGGTGATTGCCGTATCGTTGTGTTGTTGCGATGAATTCATTTAAAACTATAGTTGTTTTATCGTCAACAACAAAAGTTTTTTTTGTTGGTTGTTTTAGATATAACTGGTTGTATTTAAGATGGATTTATTTTGTGACTTGCATCGCATAGCGATAACTGAAGCGAGGTCGTGGTGGTTTTTTGAACGGTGTGTGATGAGGAGAAGGCAAAAGAAACCCGGCATGGCAGCCGGGATGAGAATTAACGAGCCTTAGGGAGATTTGGGCGCTGCAAATTTTCTAAAACTTCAATAGCCTTAGTATTTTCAATTACTTTCTGCTGAACTTTATCAGCAAGATAATCTTTGAAACCCTTTGGAATGTATTCTTCTCTTAGCCATCTGCGAAATTCACCTAAAGCCTCTTCCGGATAAATATTGGCAGGAACTTTTCCTGCTTTACTTTGAGGAAACCAATCTGGATATTCATGTGGATATTTTTTCACATCGCCATATTTTTCACTAAGATTGTTTTTCTTCCAGTGGATTGCCCATCGTCCACCCACACTAATATCAGGTACTGTTTTTGGGCCAAGCTCAAATCCTGCATTGATAAGTGGAACTGTGATATCGACCATCTCTCTAAAAACACTGAAGAAACCTGCAGGAATTTTGTCATTAAGCAATATTCGCTCTTGAAAACATTTCCAGGCGCCACTAATTGGATTTCTCGGGTCAATACCTACACTTTTGTATATATAGTCTCGAAGTGTTTGACGTGCTAATAGGCGGTAATTTTTCCTGGCTATAGTGCTATCAACCTGTGTGGCATCGAAAGCATAATATTCAAGAATTGCCATGCATACGGCATCTGGATAGGCATGTGTATCACCAAATGCGCCTCCGCCGACAACGGAATATAATTGATCACCTTTAAAACCATTCTCTGAAAGAAGCTCCGCAATTCTCCTTCCTCTGGGTTTATTCTTTTCTATTGACCAGTTGGTGGTGAGAGGTAAAAGTGTGGTGTGATCGACCCCACATAACCTAGATAATCCACGGAGACTCAAAAATGGAGTTCCATCATTGAGAACACCCATTTGTACACCGTTTACTTCAACTTCTTTTACAGGAAATAAAGACATTTCTTGTTGGTGGGCGGACTGATGGCTCATGACATTATCTCTTTGATTTTTATTTATTTTAACTGGTGGTTGTTTGTAGGTAAGTCTATCTTGTGTTTTAGCTAACCATGCTTCCTATATGTTTGCGGCATGCTCCCAATAACTTTCCCGAAGATAAACACCCGGTTCATCTCGTCTTTCTCGATCGGGTCCCACGGTGAGTAGCTCTTGTTATCAGAGATAACCAGCAGCTTATCCTTCATCATTTGCAGGCGCTTTACATGGGCGGTGTCGTCGTACAGAAACGCATAGATGCCATCACCGTCGAAAGATTTAACCGTGATATCAACGAACAGCAGATCACCTGGTTCGATCGTTCCTGACATGCTGTCACCGCGTACGTTAATGATGCGGATATTTTCTGCCTTCCTACCATCGAACATGTGACGAGCATCGTCAAACGAGTACTCAACCGAGCGTAGAACTTCTACAAACTCACGGTTGATGACTCCCGGCCCGGCACTCACTTCTATATCAAGAACGTCAATCTTAAAGTATTTGGAATGGCTGACAGTTGATGGTATTGGTTGCACTGTACTGTCTGACATATTTCCAACGCCAGAAGATAACCATTCTGCGCGCACACCCAAAGCGTTCGCGATCTCCACGATTTTAGTTGTTTGGTTAGCTTTCCCTGTTTCGATTTTCTGAATAGCAGCTTGGCTAACCCCGACCAAATCCCCAAGCGCCTTTTGTGTAAGGCCTCGCGCTAATCTGGCTTCTTTAAGTCTTTCTGAGAGTGTTGTTTTCATAGTCCAAATGTACAACCAAGGTTTTATTCTATCAAACGAAAATGGTTGTTGACTAAAAACAACCATAGTTTTAATCTTGATTCGAATTAACCACGGAGGTTGTTATGAACCCAGCTATCAAAACAGCGATCAATATCGTTGGTTCACAAAAGAAACTGGGCGCTGCCTGCGAAGTTTCACAGCAGGCCGTCTATAAGTGGCTTCACAACAAAGCAAAGGTATCCCCTGAACATGTCGGCAGCATTGTTACGGCTACTGGTGGAGTAGTGAAGGCATACCAGATTCGCCCGGATCTTCCGAAGTTGTTTCCACACACCGAAAAGAACGCAGCTTAAATTTCCATTTCACGCTCTTTAACAATAAGCAATCAACTTAACAGTCAATTCAAACTAAAGGAGTCAATTATGCAACCACTTACATACCAACAGACTAGCGGATTTAGCCCGACTGCGGTGATAAATCGTTCTCAAACAAAACAGGTGCCAGGCCACGAAAAAATCCGTGATGCCGTCCGCGCCTGGTCGGCTGCAGATAATCAGGATGTTGTTGCCGCACTCATTGTGAATGAGTATCGGGAGCAGGGCGGCGGCACCATCGATTTCCCTGATGATGTCAGCCGTGCACGCCAGAAGCTGTTCCGCTTCCTCGATAACAAATTCGATTCTGAAAAATACCGAAATAACGTGCGTGAACTGACCCCGGCAATTCTGGCGGTACTACCGCTGGAATATCGCGGTTACCTGGTTGAGCAGGATAGCTTCATGACTCGGTTGGCTGAAATGGAAAAGGAACTCAGTGAGGCAAAACAGGCTGTCATTCTCAACGCACCACGCCACCAGAAACTGAAGGAGATGAGTGAAGGTATTGTGTCGATGTTTCGTGTGGACCCGGATCTGGCTGGTCCATTGATGGCGATGGTTACCACCATGTTGGGGGCAATATGACAGGTTCAAAAATGGCGAAAGTCGGTCTGCGGGAACAGAACCGACTTTCAGGTGCAAATCGTAACACACTCATTGCGGGAGGAATTATGGCAAACACTGCTGAGATATTCAATTTTCCTGTGCCGGATGCGGCACAAAAGGAGCCGCGCGTGGCAGATCTCGATGATGGTTATACGCGCATTGCAAATGAGTTGCTGGAAGCTGTAATGCTGGCCGGATTAACACAGCACCAGCTTCTGGTCTTCCTGGCTGTCATGCGCAAAACATATGGCTTTAATAAAAAACTGGATTGGGTGAGCAACGAGCAACTTTCCGAGTTGACCGGGATATTGCCGCACAAGTGTTCTGCTGCAAAAAGTGCTCTGGTAAAGCGTGGGATTTTTATTCAGAGCGGGCGGAATATAGGCATTAATAATGTGGTCAGTGAATGGTCAACATTACCCGAATCAGGTAAGAAAAATAAAGTTTACCTGAAAGAGGTAAATTTACCTGAATCAGGTAAGAAAAGTTTACCCAAATCAGGTAAAGGCACTTACCCGAATCAGGTAAACACAAAAGACAAACTAACAAAAGACAATATAAAACCTTATTCGTCCGAGAATTCTGGCGAATCCTCTGACCTGCCAGAAAACGACCTTCCTGTGGTGAAAGCGGATGCTGCGATTCAGAGCGGCAGCAAGTGGGGGACAGCAGAAGACCTGACCGCCGCAGAGTGGATGTTTGATATGGTGAAGACCATCGCGCCATCAGCCAGAAAACCGAATTTTGCAGGGTGGGCTAACGATATCCGTCTGATGCGTGAACGTGATGGACGTAACCACCGCGACATGTGTGTACTGTTCCGCTGGGCCTGCCAGGACAACTTCTGGTCCGGTAACGTGCTGAGTCCGGCCAAACTCCGCGACAAGTGGACCCAGCTCGAAATCAACCGGAACAAGCAACAGGCTGGCGTGACAGCCGGAAAATCAAAACTCGACCTGACAAACACTGACTGGATTTATGGGGTGGATTTATGAAAAACATCGCCGCACAGATGGTTAACTTTGACCGTGAGCAGATGTGCCGGATCGCCAATAACATGCCGGAACAGTACGACGAAAAGCCGCAGGTACAGCAGGTAGCGCAGATCATCAACGGTGTATTCAGCCAGTTGCTGGCAACTTTCCCTGCGAGCCTGGCTAACCGTGACCAGAACGAACTGAACGAAATTCGCCGCCAGTGGGTTCTGGCTTTCCGGGAAAACGGGATCACCACAATGGAACAGGTTAACGCTGGAATGCGCGTAGCCCGTCGGCAGAATCGACCATTCCTGCCATCACCCGGGCAGTTTGTCGCCTGGTGCCGGGAAGAAGCATCCGTTACCGCCGGGCTGCCAAACGCCAGCGAGCTGGTTGATATGGTTTACGAGTATTGCCGGAAGCGCGGGCTGTATCCGGATGCAGAGTCTTATCCGTGGAAATCAAACGCGCACTACTGGCTGGTTACCAACCTGTATCAGAACATGCGGGCCAATGCGTTGACTGACTCGGAATTACGGCGCAAGGCTGCCGATGAACTTGCCCATATGACTGCGAGAATTAACCGTGGTGAGGCTATACCTGAACCAGTAAAACAACTTCCTGTCATGGGCGGTAGACCTCTAAATCGTGCACAGGCTCTGGCGAAGATTGCAGAAATCAAAGCTAAGTTCGGACTGAAAGGAGCCAGTGTATGACGGGAAAAGAAGCAATTATTCATTACCTGGGGACGCATAAGAGCTTCTGTGCGCAGGACGTTGCTGCGGTAACAGGCGCAACAGTAACCAGCATAAATCAGGCTGCGGCTAAAATGGCGCGGACAGGAATCTTAGTTATTGATGGTAAGGTCTGGCGAACGGTGTATTACCGGTTCGCTACCAGGGAAGAACGGGAAGGAAAGGTGAGCACGAATCTGATTTTCAAGGAGTGTCGCCAGAGTGCCGCGATGAAGCGGGTGTTGGCATTTTATCGCGGCAATTTTCAATAGACTATGTACATAAAAATATCATTTTTTTAATACATGTCTAATTATTGGACGAAATTGGTTTTTGCTTTGGTTTAGTTAGCCTAGCAATCAAGCCAGAGGCAATAATGATGATCCAAGCAATTTGATGCAATGCTACTCCAATATAAGAACCTTTATAGATAATAAAGGCATAGATCGCTAGAAACGAAATAAATATCCATAACGAAAGTTGATAAATTTTGGCGCGCATATTTAATCCAATCAATCAGAAAGACGAGTAATCATAGAGGTACTATCACCCGGGTAACTATTGCTATTATGAACGGATAGGATAGAGGCTTCAATAACATATGCATCAAGTATGATGGAATATGTAGGTGAAAATGACTTGTGTCAAATTTGTGGAAATGAGTACCATGTTTCTCTGAAATTGATGTCGTTAATGGCTAGTGATAGTGAACTTTTTTACTTTATAATTCCTTTGGTTATAACAATAAGGTAAATTTATGAAGAAGATAATATTATTAGCCATGATTATTGGTTCTTTAACAGGTTGCGCTAGTGTGCCACCATTGAATTTTTCAACACCTAACGTGGGAGTTAGCCAGAAAAAAATAGATGCTGAAATTAAGTCATTAACGGTATCACTTGCTCGTCCAGATGAGCAGAAAGGGGATATCACTGCTGGTATGGAGGCTATAACTCCAATTTGGCGTGAATCTTTGCAGGAAGCACTCGACCGAATGACTATTTTTCGTGATAGTTCACCAAATACGGTTAGCTTAAATGTTAAAGTGTTGGCTCTTGACGTTCCTGCTTTTGGTGTTTCAATGACAACTAAAGCAATTGCAAGGTATGAAATAATCAACCGTGCGAATGGTGATATTATATATACGCAGGATATTGAGTCTACCGGTACTGTTCCAGCCAGTTACGCATTCTACGGTATTGTTCGAGCACGCGAATCTGTTAATCGCGCGGTGCAAAACAACATAACGCAGTTCTTGCAAGCATTAGAAAGTGTTGATCTTTCTCGTCCAATGTTTCCTGTTAGGGTAGCTAAATGAAGCGATTATTCGTAATTGCTCCACTCTTAGTGTTGGTTGGATGCGCACAAAATATATCGCCAAATAGTTATTCTGTTGGCTCTGTGGGCATGGTTAATCGAACTATCGCTGGTACAGTTATTAGTGCTAGGGGGGTTGATATCAGTGGGACTTCCGCGTTAGGCGGGACTGCTGGGGCTGCCGTGGGGGCAACCGCTGGTTCTGCGCTTGGTGGGGGAGTTCGTTCTAATATCGTTGGTGCCGTTGGTGGTGCAGTCATTGGTGGTATTGCCGGGGCAGCAATCGAATCTTCAGCAACAAAACAAACAGGCATGGAATATGTTGTCGAAACTGAGAATGGGAATTTAATGACCATTGTTCAAGGCAAAGATCCGTTATTTACTCAAGGAAGTAAGGTCCTTGTTTTATACGGAAACCCTTCTCGCATAATAACAGACCCGCGTCACTAACATACCTTTTGATTTTGTAAAATCAATTCGTAATAATAAAGTCATCGGAGCTTGAACAACTCCGGTGACTTCTGCGCTAAACGGGGACGTTTATGCGCACACACAATCCAAACTCTCATCTCCATTCACAGATGCAGAAATGCACCTACGATTTTTTACATTCGGTGTTTTACTTCGACAGCCAGAATTGGGAGTCTCTATTCGTCTGGCGGCTAAAGGTGATATGGAAATCGTTATGTTTTGGCCTGAGGTAGTTGTAACTGTTGTAGCAGCTATGGCTGTGATCATCATGGTGTCCATTTACTGGGGTTGACGACATGATTTATCCGGCGCTATATTCTGTGCGTTGCCGCAAAATCGGCACACGGGATTGGCGTCCCGGGATACTACTCAACGCATACCGCGTTAAGCGGTTTTTTTGTGCGCTAAGCACGGCTATGCCCAAATTATGGTGGGCTGTGTGAGGGCTTCTTCGGAAGCGCCGGGTTTGAGTAGCCGGTTACGCCAACCTTACACAGTTCACCACCAGTCGATTGGCGTCGTTGGTGGTGATGGTTAACCTGATGAGGTGATACTATGACTACTCAATTAGCATTCCACAAAACGACGTTTACCCCGATTTGCCACAATAACAGAATTTGGCTTACTGCCACTGAAGTTGGTTTAGCACTGGAATATGCGGACGATAAAGCAGTTCAGCGCATTTACTCTCGGCACTCAGATGAATTCACAGATATGATGACAAGGGTGGTCAAAGTGACCACCCCTCGTGGAATGCAGGAGTCTCGAGTATTTAGCCTTCGCGGAGCCCATTTGATCGCCATGTTTGCTCGTACTCCTGTGGCCAAAGAATTCCGCCGCTGGGTTCTGGATATTCTCGATCGAGAAGTTCAACAATCCCCAATCACAAAACAATTCACTGATAACGAACTTTGCACACTCGCCTGGTTATGGCGAGCAAGTGATACGATGTTAACCGCCTGCCAGAACGTTACGCCCCTTCTTCAGGTCGCAGAGCATCGCGAAGCAGGTAGATTCACTTCAATCGAACAAGAATATCCTCGGATACTCAACAGGGCGCGAGAAATCCTTGCCAGAGAAACGGCGCATGTAAAATTCCAACCGTGGCAGGATGATAAGTGGAGTCGTGTGTTACCATATTTCCGTCAGAATCTGTTGCAATAAAGTCACTAGTTAGAAATACTGCCAGCATTCTGCGATGACGGAAGTGCTGGCATTTTTTTTGGTAATGTGCGAGTCCATTTCATAAAATACGGGTACTGGAACTGGACGATATAATCTAAAAGATACCATTATCAGTAGCATTAAAATCGCTATGTGCCGATACGGATATAAATTATATTGATTGTTCACATACCTTATTGGATATTACTGAGGGGTGTTTATATAAGGTGTAACGATGATGTGGAACTTTGACAGTGCCGACTTAAGTGCAATAGCAGCAGGCATTTCTGCGTTTGGCACATTAGCCGCAGCGGGGTCGGCGCTTGCAAGTTGGTACACGTCAAAAAAAGCGCTGCAGCTACAAAATAGAGTTTACCTTTATGAGTCTTTAAAGGCTTGCGCTGAGAGAGCCAATTCATCAGCTAAAGATAAGCGCGGATCTGAATGGAGCGTTAATGATGCAGCGGATATCATCAGGTGCCTAGTACGGGCGATGGAGATCATCAAGCAGGATAGCCAGCAGAAAGAAGGTAATCAGGCATTAATGTTGAAACAGTACTTTGTTAATCTGCTAATAATGGAACTGTACGAGGAAGTTCATAACGGTGATGCGGCTGATTCTGTTTTTAAAAGTACGGAACCTACACAAGTACTTGATAACTTATGGAGCAAATGGCAGGAGGCTATAGCTTTTTTTGATATTTGGAATTACCCAGTTGCGACTGAGGAAGACTTGGCAGACTAATTTTCAGCACATTTGATTTCCAATAATCAACCAGCCATAATCATGCCATTGGAGCTTGAACAACTCCGGTGACTTCTGCGCTAAACGGGGACGTTTATGCGCACATACAATCCAAACTCTCTTCTCCCTTCACAGATGCAGAAATGCACCTGCGATTTTTTGCATCCAGCGTCTGACCTCTGCGGAGGTGAAGCGTGAACCTACCACAAGATGGCATCAAACTGCATCGCGGTAACTTCACCGCTATCGGCCAGCAGATCCAGCCTTATCTGGAGGACGGAAAATGCTTTCGCATGGTGCTTAAACCGTGGCGTGAGAAACGCAGTCTTTCCCAGAATGCACTCAGCCACATGTGGTACAGCGAAATCAGTGAATACCTCATCAGCAGGGGGAAATCGTTCGCTACCGCAGCATGGGTAAAAGATGCTCTCAAACACACATACCTCGGTTATGAAACCAAGGACCTGGTTGATGTCGTAACCGGCGAAATCACTACTATCCAGTCGTTACGCCATACTTCCGATCTTGATACCGGAGAGATGTATGTCTTCCTGTGTAAGGTTGAAGCCTGGGCGATGAATATTGGCTGCCACCTGACTATTCCGCAGAGCTGCGAGTTCCAGCTGCTGCGCGACAAGCAGGAGGCGTAATGGCTACACCGCTTATTCGTGTCATGAACGGACACATCTACAGAGTACCAAATCGTCGTAAGCGTAAGCCTGAGCTGAAGCCATCCGAAATACCAACACTGCTCGGATATACCGCTAGCTTGTTTGATAAAAAATGGTTGCGACTGGCAGCAAGGAGGAGTCATGGCTGATTTGAGAAAAGCAGCGCGTGGTCGGGAATGCCAGGTAAGAATCCCTGGCGTATGTAATGGCAACCCTGAAACGTCTGTACTGGCACATATCCGGCTGGCTGGATTGTGCGGTACCGGTATCAAACCGCCAGACCTGATTGCCACCATTGCATGTTCTGCCTGCCACGACGAAATCGACCGCCGCACACATTTTGTCGATGCTGCATATGCAAAAGAATGCGCGCTGGAAGGTATGGCGAGAACACAGGTTATCTGGCTGAAAGAGGGGGTTATTAAGGCGTGAATACCTACAGCATCACATTACCCTGGCCTCCGAGCAATAATCGCTATTACCGCCATAATCGCGGGCGCACGCACATCAGCGCAGAGGGGCAGGCATACCGCGATAACGTCGCCCGAATCATTAAAAACGCAATGCTGGATATCGGCCTGGCTATGCCTGTGAAAATCCGCATTGAGTGCCACATGCCGGATCGCCGTCGCCGTGACCTGGATAATCTGCAAAAAGCCGCTTTTGACGCACTCACTAAAGCAGGTTTCTGGCTGGATGATGCTCAGGTCGTTGATTACCGCGTTGTGAAGATGCCTGTTACCAAAGGTGGGAGGCTGGAACTGACCATCACCGAAATGGGGAATGAATGATGTTTGAGTTTTATATGGCAGAACTTCTTCGCAACCGCTGGATGCGCCTGCGCTTATATCGTTTTCCTGGTTCTGTTTTGACCGATTACCGGATACTGAAGAATTACGCCAAAACACTGAAAGGAGCTGCCGCATGAATACCCAATATTTACAGTATGTCCGCGAGCAACTCATTGTGGCTACCGCTGATTTGAGCGGAGCAACGAAAGGACAGCTTGAAGCCTGGCTGGAGCATGCACAATTTGATACAGGTACATACAAACGAAAGAAGCCGCGCATTCTGGATGAGGTAACTGGCAGGATGATTACGCTGGATAATCCGCCGATTTCCGGTAAGCAGTCGTACGCAAAAGGTTCATCCATTGCACTGGTCAGCCAGGTTGAGTTCTCAACCTCATCATGGCGCCGCGCGGTTCTGTCTCTCGAAGAACATCAGAAAGCGTGGTTGCTGTGGAGTTACAGCGAAAGTGTTCGCTGGGAACATCAGGTCACCATAACGCAGTGGGCATGGAGCGAGTTTAAGACTCTGTTGGGTACCAGGAAAATTGCAGGTAAGACACTGGAACGTTTGAAGAAGTTGATCTGGCTGGCGGCACAGGATGTGAAGAACGAGCTGGCAGGGCGTAAGACCTATGAATACCAGGAGCTGGCATCACTGGTGGGAGTGACATCAAAAAACTGGTCTGAGACATTTACTGAACGCTGGGTTGCAATGAAGCACATTTTTCTACAGCTTGATAGCGAAGCTTTATTGCTTGTAACGAGAACACGTTCAAAACAAAAGACGACATTTTCACAGCAAAGTATTGCAAAACTGGATTAAAAAGCATATATTTCGTGTAAATCTGATATTTTGCCAATGTTGTACGCACTGGCAGTAATCCAAATTCAAGCCCGAAGTTTAAAACTTTGGGCTTTTCTGTTTCTGGACGGTGAGTAGCCTTCCAACCTACCCCAGCCAGGGTGTCTTCAGCTGTTGAGTTGATATTGCTTAACCCTCTGTTGCCAGCTACATGCTGGCTTTTTTATTCCAGGCTTGCGGGGAGCATCAACTCCGTGCTTTGTCGTTAAATTACCCCGTGAGCCTGATTTCTGACATTTAACATCCCGGCCTTTTGTCGGCGGCGAAACATTGGCTATTCATATGCACGAAAAAGAGAGCCTTGCCGGAGCGTTCTGGCTCGTTTTGCTGATCATCGCAGGTTGGGGCGGTCTGGTCCGCTACCTGATAGATGTGAAGCAGAGTAAAGCAACGTGGAGTTGGATAAATGCTCTGGCTCAGATAGTGGTATCAGGATTCACCGGTGTTATTGGTGGCCTGATCAGCATCGAAAGTGGATTCAGTATTTACATGATTCTCGCGACAGCGGGGATTAGTGGTGCGATGGGTTCGGTTGCACTGACGTACTTCTGGGAACGACTGACAGGGGTGAAAAATGCAAAATCTTAATCCTCAGCGTAAGGCTTTCCTCGATATGGTGGCATGGTCAGAAGGAACGGATAACGGACGGCAGAAAACCAGAAATCATGGTTATGACGTCATTGTAGGCGGAGAGCTATTTACTGATTACTCCGATCACCCTCGCAAACTTGTCACGCTAAACCCAAAACTCAAATCAACAGCCGCCGGACGTTACCAGCTTCTTTCCCGTTGGTGGGATGCCTATCGTAAGCAGCTTGGCCTGAAAGACTTCTCTCCGAAAAGCCAGGACGCTGTGGCATTGCAGCAGATTAAGGAGCGTGGCGCTTTACCGATGATTGATCGCGGTGATATCCGTCAGGCTATCGATCGTTGCAGCAATATCTGGGCGTCGTTACCTGGTGCAGGTTATGGTCAGTATGAACATAAAATCAGTGACCTGATTTCCCGGTTTAAAGAGGCTGGTGGGGTGGTAAATGAAGTTGAGCTATAAGCTGGTTATCGCTGCATTCTTCTTTACTGTCATCGGTTCTTTCATCTGGTCTGCCAACCACTACTACAGCAAATATCAGCACGAAAAGAAACGTGCTGATGAGGCTGTACAAAATGCCAAATCGGCAACTGTCATTACCAATAACGTCCTGCAATCACTGCAAATCGTCAATACAGTTCTGGAGGCTAACCAGCATGCAAAACAGCAGATCACACTGGAGTCACAGAGAACCCAGGAAGATATCAAAGTGGCTGTTGCGGATGATGATTGTGCTTCACGTCCTGTGCCTGCTGCCGCTGCTGACCGGTTGCGGAAGTACGCGAACAGTTTACGTGCCTATTCCGGCGGTACCGTTGCCAGCAAGCCTGACTACTGAAACTCCCCAGCCAGTTATTCCCGATCCTCTGACCTATGGGGCCAGCCTGGATCTGAATGTGAGCCTGCTTTCGGCGTTGGGACAATGCAATATTGACAAAGCGGGGATTAGAAGTATCGAGATACGCCGTAACGTTTTGCTGGCAGCAGGCAAATAGTCTGGACAAAGAACAGGAATATATTTATGCCTCCTCGAACCCCAAAAGCCTGCCGCGTTCGCGGCTGCCCCCATACCACCACTGACTCGTCAGGCTATTGCGAAAGGCACAAAAGCGAAGGCTGGAAGCAATACAAGCCAGGCCAGTCCCGTCATCAGCGCGGTTATGGTTCGAAGTGGGACAGTATCCGCGCGCGCGTCCTGAAGCGTGACAAAGGTTTATGTCAGTTATGTCTGCGTGCCGGTGTGGTGCGTGAAGCTAAAACCGTTGACCACATCATCCCTAAAGCGCATGGCGGCACCGATGCAGACAGTAATCTGCAGAGCCTGTGCTGGCCGTGCCATAAGACGAAGACGGCCCGTGAACGGCTAAAGTGATAATAATTCTCAACTGCCTGAGGGGAGGGGCGGGTCAAATCCCTGTGGCCTGATGTCTTCCGGACTGCCCGCCCCATCGTTTTTTTATACCCGCGAAAAATGAAATTTAACCTGGAGTGCCGCATATGGCTGGAACGGCGGGGCGTTCCGGGCGTCGCCCCAAGCCAACGGCGCGCAAGGCGCTGGCCGGAAACCCCGGCAAGCGAGCCCTGAATAAAGATGAACCTGTTTTTACGCCCATCAAAGGTGTTGAGCCACCGGAGTGGTTCGCTGAAGAAGATCTCCCTCTCGCCACGATCATGTGGCAACTGACAACCAAAGAACTCTGCGGTCAGGGCCTGCTGTGCGTGACTGACCTGGCGGTACTTGAGCGGTGGTGTGTGGCCTATGAGTTCTGGCGACGTGCCGTGAAAAATATTGCCAGACAGGGTAACACCATCACCGGTGCAATGGGTGGCATGGTCAAAAATCCGGAGCTGACCGCCAAAAAAGAACAGGAGTCCGAGATGAGCAGCACGGGGGCAATGCTCGGACTCGACCCCAGCAGCCGCCAGCGTCTGATTGGCCTGGCGGGGAAGAAGAAAGCCACTAACCCGTTTCTGACAATCTGAAAATCATCGAATCATGAGCCGGAAATCTTACCCCAACGTAAATGCTGCCAATCAGTATGCCCGTGATGTTGTGCGCGGAAAGATTGTGGCCTGCCAGTTTGTGATTCAGGCCTGCCAGCGCCATCTTGATGACCTGATGGCGGAAAAAAGTAAGTCGTTTCGTTACCGCTTCGACAAGGACCTGGCTGAACGGGCCGCCAAATTTATTCAGCTGTTGCCGCACACCAAGGGTGAGTGGGCATTCAAGAGGATGCCCATCACGCTGGAGCCGTGGCAGCTATTTGTGGTCTGCTGTGCGTTTGGCTGGGTCAATAAAGGGTCCCGGCTGCGCCGCTTCCGGGAGGTGTATACCGAAATCCCCCGTAAGAACGGCAAATCGGCAATCTCTGCCGGTGTTGCCCTGTATTGTTTTGCCTGTGATAACGAGTTTGGCGCGGAAGTGTATTCCGGTGCCACGACAGAGAAACAGGCGTGGGAAGTCTTTCGCCCGGCGCGACTGATGTGTAAACGCACACCCATGCTGACGGAAGCGTTCGGGATTGAGGTTAACGCCTCAAACATGAATCGTCCGGAGGATGGCGCGCGGTTTGAACCGCTGATCGGTAACCCCGGTGATGGTTCATCACCCCACTGTGCGGTGGTGGATGAATATCACGAGCACGCCACCGATGCGCTTTACACCACGATGCTTACCGGGATGGGGGCGCGACGTCAGCCACTGATGTGGGCCATTACTACTGCCGGGTACAACATTGAGGGGCCGTGCTACGACAAGCGACGGGAAGTTATCGAGATGCTCAACGGGTCGGTACCCAACGATGAACTGTTCGGGATCATCTATACCGTTGACGAAGGCGATGACTGGACCGACCCGCAGGTGCTGGAAAAAGCTAACCCGAATATTGGCGTGTCGGTTTATCGCGAATTTTTGTTAAGTCAGCAGCAGCGTGCGAAAAATAACGCCCGTCTGGCAAACGTCTTTAAAACAAAACACCTCAATATCTGGGTGTCGGCGCGTTCGGCGTATTTCAACCTGGTGAGCTGGCAGAGCTGCGAGGATAAATCACTGACCCTTGAGCAGTTCGAGGGGCAGCCGTGCATTCTGGCCTTTGACCTGGCCCGTAAGCTGGATATGAACAGCATGGCGCGACTTTATACCCGCGAGATTGACGGTAAAACGCATTACTACAGTGTGGCCCCGCGTTTCTGGGTACCGTATGACACGGTGTACAGCGTCGAGAAAAATGAAGATCGCCGGACAGCCGAACGCTTTCAGAAATGGGTGGAAATGGGCGTCCTGACCGTTACCGATGGTGCAGAGGTGGATTATCGCTACATCCTCGAAGAGGCCAAAGCGGCGAACAAAATCAGCCCGGTCAGCGAGTCACCCATCGACCCCTTCGGGGCGACCGGGCTGTCACATGACCTTGCTGATGAAGACCTGAATCCCATCACCATCATTCAGAACTACACCAACATGTCCGACCCGATGAAAGAGCTGGAAGCGGCAATTGAATCGGGGCGCTTTCATCATGATGGCAATCCCATCATGACCTGGTGTATCGGCAACGTGGTCGGCAAAACCATTCCGGGTAACGATGATGTGGTGAAGCCCGTCAAAGAGCAGGCGGAAAACAAAATCGATGGTGCAGTTGCGCTGATTATGGCGGTTGGCAGAGCCATGCTGTATGAGAAAGAAGACACTCTGTCCGACCACATTGAGTCCTACGGGATCCGCTCGCTTTAACTGAGGTAATTATGATCATGCTGATTCTCGCGCCTCTGGTGGGCGTGCTGGGGGTGCTTTTGCTGGCGTATGGTGCCTGGCTGATTTATCCCCCGGCGGGGTTTGTTGTTGCCGGGGCGTTGTGCCTGTTCTGGTCGTGGCTGGTGGCGCGATATCTCGACCGTACACAGTCGTCTGTCGGCGGAGGTAAATAGTGTTCTTTTCGGGATTATTTCAACGAAAAAGTGACGCACCGGTGACCACGCCAGCAGAGCTGGCGGATGCTATCGGGTTGTCCTACGACACCTATACCGGAAAGCAGATCAGCAGCCAGCGGGCCATGCGACTGACGGCGGTTTTTTCCTGTGTCAGGGTGCTGGCGGAGTCGGTCGGGATGTTGCCCTGCAACCTGTATCACCTGAACGGCAGCCTGAAGCAGAGAGCCACTGGCGAACGTCTGCATAAGCTGATCTCCACGCATCCCAATGGCTATATGACGCCGCAGGAGTTCTGGGAGCTGGTGGTCACCTGTCTGTGCCTGCGGGGAAACTTTTACGCCTACAAAGTGAAAGCATTTGGCGAAGTGGCTGAACTGCTGCCCGTCGATCCCGGCTGTGTGGTACCGAAGCTTAACAGTAGCTGGGAGCCGGTCTATCAGGTCACATTCCCGGATGGCTCCACGGATGTACTGAGCCAGGAAGATATCTGGCATGTGCGCACGCTGACGCTGGACGGACTGGTGGGGCTGAATCCCATCGCCTATGCCCGCGAGGCAATATCGCTGGCGGCAGCGACCGAAGAGCACGGGGCCAGACTGTTCAGCAATGGCGCGGTGACGTCGGGTGTGTTGCGTACAGAGCAGACGCTGTCAGATCAGGCTTATGAGCGCCTGAAGAAAGATTTTGAGGAGCGTCACACCGGGCTTGGCAATGCTCACCGCCCGATGATCCTTGAGATGGGGCTGGACTGGAAGTCGATGGCGCTGAACGCCGAGGACAGCCAGTTCCTGGAAACCCGCAAGTTTCAGCTTGAAGAAATCTGTCGTCTGTTCCGGGTGCCATTGCACATGGTGCAGAACACCGATCGCGCCACCTTCAACAATATCGAAGAGCTGGGGCTGGGATTTATCAACTATTCACTGGTGCCGTATCTGACCCGCATTGAGCAGCGGATCAACACCGGACTGGTACGAAAAAGTAAGCAGGGCGTTTATTACGCCAAATTTAACGCCGGGGCGTTACTGCGCGGGGATATGAAGTCCCGTTTTGAAGCCTACGCCACCGGGATCAACTGGGGAATTTACTCTCCCAATGACTGCCGCGACCTGGAAGATATGAATCCGCGTCCCGGTGGTGATGTCTATCTCACACCGATGAACATGACCACGAAACCCTCCGATGGCAGTAAAGCCGGTAAGCAGAAGGATAACGCCAATGCAGACGAAACAACGTCTTGATGTACCGCTGAGTCTGAAATCTGTCAGTGACTCCGGTGAGTTTGAAGGGTATGGCTCCGTCTTTGGTGTAAAGGACAGCCACGATGATGTGGTGATGTCCGGGGCATTTGCTGCTTCCCTGCGGGCGTGGAGTGACAGAAAAGCGTTACCTGCGCTGCTCTGGCAGCACCGCATGGATGAACCCATCGGTGTTTACACCGAAATGAAGGAAGACGATGTCGGGCTTTACGTCAGGGGACGGTTGCTTATTGATGATGATCCCCTCGCAAAACGCGCACATGCACACATGAAGGCCGGTTCGTTAACCGGCCTTTCTATTGGGTACGTCCTGAAAGACTGGGAATACGACCGGAGCAAAGAAGCCTTTCTGCTGAAAGAAATCGACCTCTGGGAAGTCAGCCTGGTGACGTTCCCGTCTAACGACGAGGCGCGGATCAGCGACGTCAAGAACGCACTGGCCCGCGGGGAAATCCCCGAACAGAAAAAAATCGAAAGAGTCCTGCGTGATGTCGGACTCTCCCGTACCCAGGCCAAAGCATTCATGGCCGGGGGCTATGGCGCACTATCCCTGCGCGACGCTGAGGATGTGGGCTCTGCACTGAATGCACTGAAAAATCTGAACTTCTAATCAGGAGAAATACGATGGCGGTTGATATTAAAGATGTCGAACAGGTCGCGCAGGAGCTGCAGCAGAAGTTTGACGACTTCAAAGCAAAGAACGACAAGCGCGTGGATGCGATTGAGCAGGAAAAAGGCAAGCTTGCCGGGCAGGTGGAAACCCTGAACGGGAAACTCAGCGAGCTGGAAAATCTCAAAAGCGACCTTGAAAAAGAGCTGCTTGAGCTGAAACGTCCGGCAGGTGGAGCGCAAAATAAACTGGCCACCGAGCATAAAGAGGCGTTTGTGGGCTTCCTGCGTAAAGGCCGTGAAGACGGTCTGCGCGATCTGGAGCGTAAGGCATTGCAGGTGGGTACCGATGAAGACGGTGGCTACGCCGTGCCGGAAGAACTGGATCGCAACATTCTTAACCTGCTGAAAGATGAAGTGGTGATGCGTCAGGAAGCCACGGTGATCACCGTTGGCGGTTCCGACTACAAAAAACTGGTGAATCTGGGCGGTACGGCTTCCGGATGGGTGGGGGAAGCAATCCAGTAAGCAAAAGGATTTATTCCTTGCTCAGTCACAGATGACATCAGGGAAAATTGCGATGGTGAAACAGGTAATGCTGCAAAACTAACCATTGTTGACACACCTGACCGTGCATTATCGTACGATGCAACAACACAATAATTGGTATTGCTGAAAGATATCGGCAGGGTGATATTTACAGGTGAGCCTAATGGCCCTGATGCTGATATTCCCATTTGAATGATGGTTCCATCAGGCAATTTTCTCCAGCGATTAGAACTCGGATTTCTTTTCCAGGCTGACATATCCGGTATCTGATTTTCTCCTGTACCCACATCCCTTTTCGCCGCTTCTCCCAAACCAACCTTTTAGAAAATGCAGTTATTCGGCTCAGATGGCATGATCCCGGATTTTTACAGGGTTATTTCTCATGCTTATTGGCTATGTACGTGTGTCAACAAATGACCAGAACACAGATCTACAACGTAATGCGCTGAACTGTGCAGGATGCGAGCTGATTTTTGAAGACAAGATAAGCGGTACAAAGTCCGAAAGGCCGGGACTGAAAAAACTGCTCAGGACATTATCGGCAGGTGACACTCTGGTTGTCTGGAAACTGGATCGGCTGGGGCGCAGTATGCGGCATCTGGTCATTCTGGTTGAGGAGTTGCGCGAACGTGGCGTTAATTTTCGCAGCCTGACGGATGCTATTGATACCAGTACCCCAATGGGGCGCTTTTTCTTTCATGTGATGGGGGCCCTGGCTGAAATGGAACGAGAACTGATTGTTGAACGAACAAAAGCTGGACTGGAAGCTGCTCGCGCACAGGGACGAATTGGTGGACGTCGTCCCAAACTTACACCAGAACAATGGGCGCAGGCCGGACGATTAATTGCAGCAGGAATTCCTCGCCAGAAGGTAGCGATCATCTATGATGTTGGTGTATCGACACTGTATAAGAAGTTTCCGGCCGGAGATAAATGAAACCGTAGCACGTCGTATGCAAGATCGTGCTGCGGTTTATGCTTACCACTTGAAGATTCAAAAATTAGGTGAGTAACGAACTGGAGACATAGCTCCTTTTTTTCTTAATTCATCTGGTATTTTTTTCCCAAGATAAAGGTTTGCTATTTCAGGTGGAGCTTCTCGACCTTCAAAACCATAGCGAGAGCTTTGTGTTGCCTCAAAGTCAGGGTCTTCGTCCCAGTATTTCATCGTAGGAAAATGTTCACGCGTTGATTTTAGCCATTTATCAGCAATGAAAACTCCTCGAACGATCCCCCTTACAGTAGCAAGAATGACTTCTGCTTTACTGGCGCGCGAGACATTAATGCGCCAGCTAAATCGAACCGCATCATAAAGCTCTGAATCTTTTGCACTTCTGTTAACGGAAATCATTAATGCTTTATGATGAAATGTTATGGTTTCGGGTTGATATGTTGCTATCAACTCTTTGACATGCGCGGCGCCGAATTCATTGCTGCCAGCACCATTCATGATATTCGTTAACCCAGGGTAGGCATCAATAAGTGCTGCTTCAACTTCGTACGCCGTCTTTTCATCAGTCATTCCATGTCGATGGATGACATGGATAACTTCAAGTCCCGCTAATCTTATTTCTCTGATTTGCTTTAGCTTGTTGCTCAGTAAGTCGTCATCATCAGCCGCTGCCACTTCACCGCGCATATGGGCAAATACGCGGTTACCTTTGCCTTTCCCTACATAGAAGGTGCTTCCGTCCCTAGGATCAATCAATCGGTATACATACCAGCCAAGGTGTTCAATTACTCCAGAAGGAAACTCAGTAATATCCATTTTGCAATATCTGTGAATTATTTGTGAGACGTATATTAATGAACATTGCAAGGGCTCACAACTAGTAGTGTTGAGAAAGCCATCGGGAAAATGAGGCTAACCCTTTGAATTTACATAGCGCAAAAAGATACCTTTCCTCATAATGTGAGCTAATTTTATGTTTCGTTTGATGATCGGGT